CCCGGTTATGACCCCTGAAGCGAAAGCACCGTAAAATGTCGACCCGTCATATACGGTATGGGTCGCCGCCTGATTTACAAGCGTACCTGTGACCCCGAATATGCTTTTACCTTTGAGGATGTTCCCGGGTATAAGGTCAACTTCTGCGGGTACTACAATAGCCCCGGTCAGGTATTTTCCGCTCGTTGAAACGGTCTGCGATGATGTACCGGGGTAGTACGTGCCGCCCGAAAATGTGGTGATGCTCTGAGTGATCTTTCCACTCCCGTTGTGGTATCCGGGTGTAAAACCTATCTCCCCATTGATTGGTAAGCTCCCGGTCTGCGCCCCCACATACGTGAGGTTTTGCGTAACCTTATGCGCTCCGTCATGATACCCTGCGGGGATCGTATAGGTTTCATTGAGGGTCAGCGTATGATTGGCTGACACATCTTGCATAGTGCCCTCTATAAGCTCATCAGACGATGCCCCGCCAAAGGTAAGCCCGTCATATACATCTGCGGCTGTGGCTGTGGCGTTATCACAATCAACGCCATAACCGCCCGCACCTTTTAATATACATACGCCCATTTACCATGCCTCTTGCTGTGCTGAGTAATCTACAAGCGACCCCGAAACATTCCACAGAGACACGCCTTTCTTGATATAGCCGCTGACAAGGTTTGCACTCCCCGCTATGGTTACGTTGCCCGTCATATACCGCCCCGAAGCAACGGTTTTTTTAGCCGTACCGCCCGTCAGCGTTGTCGCCCCCTGCGTTGTGATACTCTGCGTGATGCTTCCCCCGGTGTACCACCCTGCGGGTATCGTATAGCTCCCGTTAATTGCAAGCGTCACGGACGGGCTCCCCTTTACCGTGATGCTCTGCTTGATGTAGCCGCTTCCGTTGTGCTTTCCCCGCTTGATCGTGATGCTCTGAGTGCTACCCGTTGGGGCTGATATAGTGCCCGTCTGCGCCCCTATATTGGGCATCGCCCCGGTGATAAGCTCATCGGATGATGCCCCGCCAAAAGTTTTATTTACAAGCACATACGGGGCTGTAGCGGTCGCACTATCGCAGTCAACGCCGCTGATGCCGCCGCTTATAATCAGGCTTGTACCCATTTTTTACACCCCCTTGCCCTTTAGGTAAAGGGCGACGGTGGGCTTTTTAATAGCCTTTACAGTGATCTCCCCCGCCGCCGTTGTGACGCTTTGAAGGTATCCCGCTGACTTGGCTACGTTTTTCGCCGCCGTTTCGGATGTAGAGGTGTTTACGACACCCCACACGGGCGTATACGCCGCAAGCATCCCTGTGATGCTGACCGTCTGCGTGTACGGATATGACGATCCACTCCACCCGGATGCGCTTAATGTTGCGCTCCAAACCTTGTCCTGTAAAGCCTGTTTTGTGGCTGTGAGGGTGCTTGTGGTGAGGTTTCCATCTTCATCTGTCACGACAGCATAGCCGCCTGAAAGTGCCGCCGTCCCCGTTGATGTATAGGGTAGATGTCGCAGACTCGCCGCTTTTCGCCATGATCTCATTACCGTCAAGCTCCAAGTGCGCCGCCGTGACAGCCCCGCCGACAATCAGGGCAGGGCTATTATTCGCCGTCCCGCTTGCGCCCGTTGCTTTCGATAGCACAAGCGTCCCAGTGACCGTACCGCCCGCCGTGGGAAGCTTTGCGTCTATCTGATCCTGTACGCTGTCGGTGACCCCGCTAAGGTATCCTAGCTCTGTCGTGGTCACAGGGCTTTCGGCGATCTTCCCTGCCGAATTGGTCGCAACGGCACGACCGCCCGAAAGGTTTGCGGTCAGGATAGTAGAGACCGCCCCGGTGACCTTTCCCGTGATGTAAGCCCACAGGGAAGACAAAGGTCTGCGCTTATATGTCGTGTCAGATGTGCCGCCCCCGACCGCCTGCGACACCATATAATCAGCGTCTAAAGGGGTGCCCGTGTCTGCGGTGAGGGCGTTTATAAAGGCATTTCCCGCCGCCTCTGCGGTGGTCTGACCCGTGCCGCCATCTGCCACCGATACGGGGAAGCGTGCCTGTAGATCGGCTATGTCTACCGCCGTAGCAACCCCCGAAGTGGTCACGCTGATCGACATGGTAGAAGCCGAAGAAATGCTCTCCTGTACCGTAAAGATAAAGCTTGACGGGGCTACGCCGCTGTATGCGGGCATCTCGTCCGGGGTCGTGGCAGAGGATACCGAGAAAAGCACCTCTGTCGTACCGTCAGAGGCGTATACGCCTACAGTCTGGATATAATACGCCGTGCTGACCGTCTCGTTTGAGAAAAGGGCACGCACGCCTACGACATCATCCTGCACCCATACGGATGCAGGTTCGACCGTCATCTGCACGCTTGTAATGCTAGTAAGCTCCGATAGGTCTGTGCCCGCGGGGTATGCATGATCTGAGATAGCCATATGCGTAAATGTCAGTGTAATATCGCCCGCTAAAGCCGCCGCAATGTATGCCTGTCCATTCTGCGTTATTACGGCGTTGCTGTATACGCCCATGTATATATACCCCCTCTGTTATATGTATTGATGTACAGATGACCCCGGTACAGCACCGTGGTACAGCTTCCGCTTTATAATGTTTTCGACCTGCTGGTTAGATATGATCTGCATATGTGCGGGTACGATGTCGTACAAAAGCGTGTACAAAAGCGTTACAGCACCGTACCGGGATGATGTCAGGCTGACGGTCAAAGTACACGCCACAGGGTCAACAGCAAGTGTATAATCGTCCCCGAAAAGCTCCGTCAGGCGGTCACGCAGGTAACCGATGGAAAAGGGCGTCTTGCTTTGGAATTTTGACAGGACAAGTTCCCGCCTGTACTCTAGTGTGTCGCCCGCTGACGGGATCAAGCCGAACCATTTTTCATAAACCTTCAGAGTCTTTTCATCGCAGGTCTGTACATAAAAATTGTTGTAGACAAGCTGTATGTTTCGCTCAAATTCTTCCAGTGCCGCACCGTGTGCGGTCATGATCTGCTGAAACTCTAGAATCGGGTGATAGTAATCGGGCAAAAGTTCGATGAGGTTTTTACTCATTTATCGTCACACTTCCAAGTGACGGAATCTGCTGTAATGCGGCGTTTTCCGTCAGCGTAAGGTCTCCGCTTTCGCCGTTTATCGTGACATCAGAAACATTTTCCACAGCCGTGACGGCATTTAAAACGGCGGCTATGATCCGGGACACGTATACCGTCATGCTGTAGCTCACTGTCTGAGAGACAAGAGCATCGCCCCATGTCTCGCAGACGGAATCAATGTATGCGGATATAGCCTCTTCGATGTCCGTCTGATATGAGGCAACGCCATCCGATACGCCCGTGACCCATGTCACCGTCATGGTGATGTTGAGGCGCAAGTTTTCGGCTGTCGTGATGGTCACAGCCGCACCGATAGGGGCGTACCCGTACCCGCTTGCTGACGGGGTCGTTTCCCCGTCCTCGGGCGGGCAGATATACGCCTGTACGGTGTCTATGAGTGTCTGTGAGGCGGGTACAAGCCCCGAACCTAGGATAGAACATAAAACCGTGCCGCCGCCGTTATAGGCGGGATAGACCTGCACAGCCGCCACGCCATCAAGCGCAAGGATCGCCTGACGATATGCGGAGATATTACCGCCGAAAGGCTCAGTGTCGAATGTGGCAAGATACCGGGCTAGTAGCTCCTCGTCAGTCTCCGTGTCCGTGCCCTCTGTAGTGATCTCCCCGATAGAGGCAGATGTAAGCCCTACGATAGCCGTGACGGGAAGGATCGCCCCCGTGTAAGCATTGCCTATCGTGCCCGCCGTTTGGCACGTTAGGTGATAATGGTATACATCGTTGCTATTATCAATCAGGTCGCCTGAAACAAAAACGACAGAGTCACCTGCATTGATCGTCCGAAACGCCGACCCCTCTGCAATTTCTGCGTCAAACGTGCCGACCCTGACCGCCGCCGTTGCGGCTTTCCGGGTCAGCCCTCTAGATGCCGCCAAAAGCTCAAGGCTTTCACCGACCGCAGTAGTCGGAAACGCATTTTTCTGCACCTGATCCAGTGTCAGATAATCGCCCTCTAAATGCCACGCCACCGGGGCGGTAGCGGTGTATATAATGCTTCCCTCACGCTTATCTAGAGTGTCATCTACCTGTGAAAGCATATCCTTTTGTATAGCGGCTTTCGTATAGCCCGAAAAATCTATCATATTGTCACCCCCTCGGACAGGTCGCCGAAAACGGTGGACACATCAAAAGTAACCCGCATACGCCCGCCGCTTAAAAGCGTAAAATCAAAATTTTCGACGCCAAGGATTCGCTCATCCACGGAAAAAGCGTCTGCGATCCTGCGGGGCAGGTCGCCCTCAATATAAGCATATTCCTGACCAACAAGCCCCTCAAGCTCCGACCCGAAATTGGCGGTATATATCTGCCACTTATACCGCTCTGTCTGTAGGATGATCTCCACAGCCTGACGCATAGCGGGCAAGCCTGTGCCTGTCCCGGTTATCTGCTTTGACCCCCAATCTATCAGGAAGGTTTTCGTGGGCTGAGAAACGTATGTTAGTTCCGTAGATAGGTTTACGTTATCGGGTAATGTTGCCATCTTTTCACCTATATGACTTTGCTTAAAATAATGTATTTTTGCCCTTTTTCAACTCTTAGCATAAGCACCTTGTCGCCCGTGACCATCACGTTATTTTTGATGTACAGGGTAGACCCTGAGACATATGCTGACATCGTCTTAGCCGATACAGATGCGGATAGCTCTAGAGCTTCTGCTGGTATCGGTTGCATCGTGCCGATAAGCGTTACCGTCAGGGGGTCGGTGCTTGTGACAGTACCGTAAGCTATATCAGTGGGTTTTTGGGCTTCTGTGTTTGCCTGTATGATCTGCTGTAAGACCTCTATAAGCTCCATAAGACCCCCTTATGTCGGCACACTGTAGAGGGCATTTTCACCAAGGTTTGCGAAATCTTTGACCTCTATTTTCATCACATGGTCGCCCCCGTCATAGGTGTGCTTTACCTTTTCAGCGATCAGTAAGCGGGTCGTGCCAAGTGAGGCAACATCATTGATCTTAACGGGCACGATCATGCCCGCACGGATACCTGCCACGCCCAAAGCGTCAAAAGAAAAGGTCTGCGACACACGATTGTAATACAGTAAATACTGCTGTGCCGCCTCTGCGATCTGCGCCGAATTCATATTTTCATCGACCTTTTCGTAATATTGCAAAAGCCCCCACTTGGCTTGTGTTTCGGTATCTTCCACCTCATACACATCCGTGCGCCCTGTCTCTTTATTTGGCTTTACAAGCTTCACACGGTTGTATGTATCCTTATCTATATCCCGCTTGTACGTGTAATCTGTCACAAGCGAACCATCTCCAAAGATGACGCTACTGTACATATCTTTTGCTTCCGTAAGCGTCAACGCCCCCGCATTATCGAAAAAGTTAAAAATCTTCCCGGTCTGCACGATGACCGTTGAGAGTGCGCCGAAAATAATATCAAGACAGGACTCGTTCTCTTTTATCAGGGTCGGGAAGATGTACCCGGTATCCGCAAGAGTGCCGACCAAAAGCCCGAAGTCGTTGGCGATTTGGGAAATGATCTGTTCAAGTGTCATGCCCACAAAAGTGTATGACGATTTGGCTTTAAGGTATCTAAGCTGATCATAAGCCGTATAGCTTACCTCGCCGCTCATCTCCCGCTTTGCTGTAAAGACATACCCCTTAAAAACCGCCGCTGTACCGTCTGAAACGGTTATACAAGCCCCTTCCGTGATGGCAATGCCCGATTGCTCTACCGTCTTAAAGGTTACCTTGGAAGGGCTGTCAAAGCGGTTTGTCGTAAGCTCTAGCTCCGTGATGATCGGGGTGATATTTCCCACGGTTTTCCCGGTCACGCCGTTCACGGTTTCGTTCTGCTGTACAGTTACTATCATCCCGCCACCTGCACAGCCGACATCTGCACCCACCCATATCCATCTATAAGGATCGGGTAATCAGCCCCCGGCTCTATCCGTTTGACGGTCGCTGTGACATTACTAGCGACCCTGTGCGGCTCTTTTCCTGAACTGGTATAAGAATATTCTCCCGTGACGGAAACGGTCGCACCGACCCGCAGAACGCTTTCATCAACGGGGCGCACCTCTTCCGGGATTGCATCGGTTGATGCGCCGCTTGTATCCATCAGCGTGACCGTCTGAGGCGCAAAAGACCGATATTCCTGTAGGGATATACTATAGTACATATCCCCCGGCTCTCCGCCCCTATCGGTCGTTTCAAAATTCGTGATGATACAAGCCATACTGGTGTTGTACATATCCGATCTTGATATAATAACCCGTCCGATCCGCTTGGTCTGCATAGCGGTCTCTATCGCTTTCACATATGTGACGGGCAACCTTGCCCTGTCATTTACATATGGATCATCATCATATTCGGGGAAAAAGGATTCCCACGATATTGTTTTTAGCTTCGGTCGTTTCATTACAACGACCTGACCGACACCTAAAACGGTATACTCTTTCGTGTTGGCTTCTGAGGTCGTTTTGATCTCCTGCGGGTTTACGGGGATACGCAAGACCCGCCCGAAATCAAGGTATATAACCGCACCTTCTTCAAGCATTTCCGTATCCCCCCTTTATCCGTGTGCTACCGCCGTTTGTGCGTTCATCTGCTCTATCAGCATGACCTTGAGCCTGTCAGCTACATCCTCACCAGTGAGGTTTTTACCTGCCCCCTCGGGGATGTTTACAGTGATGGCAGGGGCAAGAGTTTTGAGCTCAATATTATTCATGTACCTCTGTTCCGCAAGGTCACGATACATTTTTATATCCTCATCGGACAGCTTTACATCGTTTTCAATCTTGCCGACACTGCCCACTTTACCGACATTCGGAAGGTCTCCAGTGCCGCCGCCATTGACCCCGCCGCCGCCAAGATCAAGACCCGCAGACATATCCTCAAAGCCCCCGGTGAAATCCTCAAGGCTGACGGAAAAATTATCAAGCTTCCTGCCTAAATTAGCCCCTTCTTGCGAAAACATCGAAGAAGTTTGTGCCACATCAAGGTTTGACATTCGCTTGATCTCTATCGCATTTTCGCCGAAAGTGGTATCTACCCACTCTGAAAGGGTGCTTCTGAAACCTGCCACAGCCCCGGAAAGGTTGCTCCCTAAAAGGGCATCTATTGCACCCGCTACGGTTTCGACCTGACTTAAAATATTGTCAAAAACATCAAAAAACAGGTGCGCCACAGCCGCAACAGGGTCGTTAAACACGTTTGCGAAAAACTCTGCAAAAGTGGCGATTTGGTTATGTAAAAGCGCAAAGCAGTTATACCCAATCGCATAAATGAATCCAAAAATGCCACCGATTACCGCACCCACATCCGAAAAGGTTACGCCCATTTGGATGAAGAGTGCTATCAGCCCTGCCACGGCTACGCCTATCAAAATGATTGGCGCATTTGCCGCCGCCCATGCCGCCGCTGATGCTACTGCAGAGGCTACGCTTACCGCTTGCATGATAAGAAATCCTGCCGCTATACCGCCCAATATCGGCAGTACGATATTCATGTTATCATGTAGCCACAGGAAAGCGTTCCCAATCATTTGCAAAGCCCACACGCCTATCTGAGCAAGCATCGTTAGCCCGTTTATAAGCTCCGTTATAAGCTGTTGCCCTTGGTCGGAATTGAAGAATTCTGAGAACGATGCGGCGGCTTCTTTCATTGAATCCTGCACAGAGTTTTTGACCTGCGTCATCGCCTGACCGACCGTCAAGGGCATTTCTGCGAAAGCCGCATTAATATCGTCCGCACTGCCAAGCATGGCATTTTTGACCACTTCAGCGGTCACAAGCCCCTGCTCGGCATACTGTTTTATTGACCCCTCTGCCCATCCCATAGAGCTTTCAATTCGCCTAGCAATGGCGGGGGCGGCTTGTAAAATGGAATTGAGGTCTTGCCCCCGCAGTGCGCCCGATGCCATCGCTTGCGATAGCTGTAGCATTGCGCTCTGTGCAAGCTGTGCATCTGTCCCAGATAAAACGAATTGCTTATTTATAAGCTCCATGAACGTGACAAGCTCACGGTTTGAGGAGAAAGCACTTCCCGCATTTGCACCCATCTGTGCAATAGATGATGCCGTTGCGATGTATGATGCCCTTGACCGCTGTGCAGATTGATAGATCATTTCCGTCAGGTCTGCGGTGGTCTGCATACCGTCATTAATGGCATTTATGCGTGCGTTTATTCCCGCAAAGGTGTCAGACAGTCCGACAAATTCCTTTGCAAAATGTATGCCCGCTGATACTATTGCAAGGTTTCTTACGACTCCCAAGAGGTTGCTTGACGCTTTCGTTGTGCGCTCTACTTCCCGGGTGTGTCCTGCCTGTTCCCTTGCATTTCCTGATATTAGTGTATTTGTTTTCAGCAGGGTTTCGTGTATTTCCCTGAGTGCGGAAACCGTTGCCTGACCACTCTGATTCATCACCTCAGACAGGTTAAAATCCATTTCCTGAAGGGTCTGAACGCTCCTGTTTCCCCACTCATTAAATGACCTGAATGTTTGCGTAAATGCGTCTGTGAGGCGTAAAACTTCATTGATCTCGCCCATTATTTACCCCTGTGTGTAGCCGCTTTGATCTCGCGGGATTCCTTGGTAAGAAGGGCGTGAATCACCATAATCTCACGCCTCGGAAGCTTCAAAATTTCTGACGGGAAAACACCATGATCGCAGAGCATCCTTTGCATCACCTGCGTCAGCATGGTGTTTTCCTGCGCTAGTTTTTTGCTTCTTCAACCTCGGCTTCTGTGTCCTCTGCCATCCCGCAGATATTCCTGATTTCCTTAAAAAGCCTGTTATACTCTCCTATCGTGAGCATACGCCCCGGGACATCAAGCGGGTCAACCGTCTTGTAATATTCACACAGCTTTGCATCACGGAAATCAGGCTCTACAACGCACGCAAGGATCAGCTTTTTTGACAGCATTTCCGAATCAACTTCCGGGTAAGAAACGCCGTTTTTAATGACCTGTTTGGTGCATTGTTTGGTGATCTTGTTGTTAATCTCGGGGTCAATCGCCCTCAAAACAAAGGGGGCAGGTTTACCGTCTGCCCCCTTGAAACGCTTTGAGATGATGACCTCATGCCGCTCTTCAGTTACAGGCGGCTGTAAAAATGCCCTTATATCCCCCATGCTTTTGCCCCCTTACATCAGTTCCCGCCAAGCGTTGACGGGGTGTTATTAAACCAGTTCAAAACTTCTACGTTCGTGAAGCTGAAAGAGATTTCTTCCTCAAGAAAATCAGCGTCAGCGTCAAGCATCGCAACCGGGACTTTCGACAACTTGACGTTGTATAAAACGACCGTCTGCGTGCCCACAGAGGTGCTAGGATCGTCATTGGTGATCTGAATCGTACAATACGGAAGTCGCCCGGTCTTCAGGTATTCCGTAAGCATCTGAAGGAAAATCG